CTTGAAGAACGTAATTTGGGGGTTACCAGTGAGGTAAACATCCTGGGCGCCATAAGCTACGAGTTGCATTAAACCACCACCAGTCATTTTTTTATACTTAGATCTAAGATAATAATTTTTGGAAAATTATATTTTTAAAAAATAATTTTCTAAAAATGGACCGGAGATATGATTTGTATACTATTTTTAACATAAATTTACATTTCATTATGAATAATATTAAACATTTTCATAACGCATTTATCTAAATTGTAATTTCATGAGGGATTTAAAAACAAAGTGCGCTTACCGTATAAGTACATTTCACCAATGAATGAAGGTGCGTTTTTTAAAGTAAAAAGTTCAAAACGTAGTAATCCGGAAGCTCGCACTACACTCGACGCAATTCATAGCCAAAAAGTTCAAGAACATCTTGAACAAAAAGATAATTTAGCAGTATACAAACAAGAACTAGTAAATATTAACCAGCGTATTAAAAATACCACTTGTGATATTGAAATATGGCGTCTTGAAAAGGATGTTGAAACTCTTGAAAAAAGAATTAAATCTATTGAGGATGGTTCAGAATTAATGGATTATTATCTTCGAACAGGTGACATACTTTATAATTATTATGATATTCAAGATCAGATTCAACAAGGAACAAAGACATACAATACAACTAAGGCTAAACCAGGGTCAATTCTTGCTATTCTTGAAGAGGTAGCACAAGAAGAACAACAGACTGATCAAAAAGACTTTAATAATACAATAATTGTCCCACAAAAAAAGGGGCATCAAAGAAATCAATTGCTTAATGATTATCTTCAACTAGAAAATCCCGCAATGGCGCGTAATAGCATAGAAGAATATGATGATCCTTGGACAATTTGCGATCTCTGTGGCAACGAGATGATTATGTGTCTAAATGAAGCAAATCTTACTTGTTCAAAGTGTGGTCATCAAGAGTTTATTTTAGTTGATAGTGATAAGCCATCATATAAGGATCCACCTAGAGAGGTATGTTATTATGCCTATAAGAAAATTAATCATTTTAATGAGTGGTTGGCACAATTTCAAGCCAAGGAAAGTACTGAGATTCCTGGTGAAATTTACGACGCAATTCTTGTTCAACTCAAAAAAGAACGCATTACAAACATGGCAAGTTTAAAACCAACTAAGTTGCGTGAGATTCTGAGAAAGATGAAAGCATCAAAATATTACGAACATATTCCACATATTATAAATCGTCTTAATGGTCAAAATGCGCCATGTATGTCTCGTGAGGATGAAGAAAAACTACGACATATGTTTCGTGAAATTCAACCATCTTTTAAAAAGCATTGTCCCAAGGGCCGCAGAAACTTCTTATCGTATGGATATGTGCTTTATAAGATGTGCGAGCTTTTAGAAATGGATGAATATTTACCGTGTTTTCCACTTCTTAAAAATCGCGATAAACTTTATCTACAAGATAAGACGTGGGAGAAGATATGTGGGGAAATGAATTGGCAATATATCTCTACTGCTTGAAGAATATTGGTACTATCAATAACTAATAATTTTGAATAAGTAAATAATATTATACTTTAAACTGTTGTACGTCAAAATAAATATTTAGATAGTAAAATAATAGTATTGAATATTGTAAAGATTGTTTTGTAAAAAAATAATAATTATCAGTCATAATCTTTAATTTCTATACATCTAATTTAAAACTTTAGTAAAGTATTAAATTAGATAATTAAGATTATCACCTATAGCGACTCCGGCAACTTAAAATTGATTCGCCTCTATAAAATAGAGGAAACTAATAATGAGTTGTTCTGCTACTCAAAAGCTACTTTGCGGAGAAGAATCATGTATTATTTGTTATGAACGTTCATTTGCTACCCATCAGAGAGCATCTTGTTGGAGTTCACAAAATGAACTTAGAGCTATCCAAGTAACTAAAAATAGTAATAAGAAATACAAGTTTGATTGTGCTGATTGTGGGCATGAAATTGAAATGATTATGAAGAATGTATGTTCAGGACAATGGTGTAAATATTGTAAGAGTGATGGATTATGTGATGCGGATGATTGTCTCTTCTGTTATCAAAAATCATTCGCACCACATCCTATGGCAGAATCATGGTCTACTAAAAATGAACTAAAACCTCGACAAGTTATGCGTAGATCAGATAAGAAATTCTGGTTTGAATGTATAGATTGTAAACATTCATTTTCATCTGCATTATATAGCATTAATAATGATAAACACTGTCCCTTTTGTACAAGTCAACAATTGTGTAATCAAGATGATTGTATAATATGTTTTGACAAATCATGTGCTTCTCATGAAATGGATAAAGCATGGAATTCAGATAATGAAATACAATCAAGACATGTATTTCTTCAATCTAATAAAAAAATAAAATTCAATTGTATAATTTGTTTTCATATATATGAAACAACACCTAATAAATATTATAATAGAGATCATCAATGTTCATATTGCTCTAATAAAAAATTATGTGAAAAAGAAGATTGTACTTCATGCTTTCAAAAATCATTTGCGTCTCATCCCCAAATACATTGCTGGAGTATAAAAAATACAACTTCTCCACGCAAATTATTTAAAGGATCTGAAACAACATGTATATTTAATTGCAATATATGTGATTCAGAATTTAAATCAAAATTATATAATGTATTGACTGGATATTGGTGTCCTTACTGTAAAAAGAAAACCGAGGCAAAAGTATATGCCTTTCTAAAATTACAAGATGGAGAATGGACCACTCAACTTCGTTTTCCATGGTGTTGCTTTTCCAATACAGGAAATGTGATGCCATTTGATTTTGGATCTATTTCCAAAAAGATTCTAATAGAAGTTGATGGGCAACAACATTTTACACAAATTTCTAATTGGGATGCTCCTGAAAATGTTCAAGTAAAAGATATTGAAAAAATCAAGTATTGTGTTAAAGAAGGCTTTTCAATTATTCATATTAATCAATTAGATATATGGAAAGAAACATATGATTGGAAAGAAGTTATTCAAAATGAGATTCGGCGCTTAGAAGAATTAGAACCACAATGTAGTTTTATTAGTTCAAAATCAATGTATGAATCACATATTTCAAAACTTGATAATACAATTCGTTATACAATTATTAATCCAACAACATAATATCCAGTAATTTGGAAAATATATTATTTTTAAAGATTTAAGTGAAGTGCCATAGGGTGGGGGACATTACACAATTTAGTTAATACACGATATGGATTCGTGATTATTCAAAAATGGGTAATTTCTTACACACGGGGAAAGCCCACCAAATTTGCGCCCAATCCGAAACCGGCTCCTTGTCTTGCAGTAACACCAACACTGGGGGACACCGCGTCAAGGATAGCGAACACCACCGCCGCGAGCACGGCTAGGGTCGCTACTTCGTCAAGCGGTAGAGACTTCTTGGGGATTAAGATAGCCGCCGCCGCAATCACTAGACCCTCAATTAGGTATTTAATTATGCGATTTACAATTTCAGCAAAACCGTAGCCCATCATTCTTTATATTTAGCCGTAAGAAAAAAACTCGTATATAAATCTAAATCTAAATCTGAGTTTAAAGCTTCAATACTCAAACTTGATAGATAGATATGACAGATAAAAGTGTACCCGCCGTAGTTGAAGACTTCTTGGATGAAGACACTGAGATCCCTGGACAGCGTTATGTTCTACTAAGCTTCATCAGTCCGGAGAAAGTCCTTGACAAAAAGGATGTATTCTTTTTTAAGAAGTTTTTAGAATCATATGAAGTTGATTGGAAGATCAAGAATCTTGAGAAATATATGGTCAATGTTGTAAAAAATATTAATGATCAACTTGATGAGCGTATCAAGGAGCTTGAGAAGAATGATCAAAATGAGCAAGCTACAATTTGTCGTAAGAATAGGATGAATATCACGACGCTTATGAGCGAATATGAACCCTTCGTTCAAAAGAATCGTGCGGATATTCAGAAGACAACAATTGTAGAAGCGTATGATAATTATATGTTTGCCAACAAGACCAAACTTGAGGATGAGTTCTATGCCCAGAATGAATTCCGTACATCCGTACGTGGTCTGAAAGTCCGCGGAGTTTATGGAAATCCTAAAGAGGCAGAACTCAAGGCCAAAAAGCTACAGGGCAAAGACAAATACCATAATATTTTTATTGGTGATCTAGGTAAATGGCTCCCGTGGGATCCTCAACCTCATGAAATCGCCGATCAAGAATATGCCCAGGATGAGCTCAATACTCTAATGCGCAAGTACAAAGAGAACGAAGATAATCGTGATAAGTACTTTGAAGAGCGCGCAAAGGGTGGGGGCGCAGCGGCTGCTGCTAGTACAAAGCAGGTATTTGGCGGCGGTGCCAGTGCTTCGGATACATTTGGTAATATGTTTGCTGGTAACAGTGATGTAGCACTACAACGTAAGTTGGAGAAGGCATCTCTTACAGTTGAAAAAGTAACAGATGATAAAAATACGGTGGTTGAAAATACGGTTGTACCTAATACTGGCGCTAATACTGGAGCTAATATGGCAAATCTTGAATTCAAGAATGGAGTTATACAACCTGAAACTGTAACACACCCTTTTGGAAAAATGAGTAATGTTAATTATGAATAAAATATCTAACAAAATATAATTATTTTTAATAATACAATTTTGTTACACCAATTTTACTATATACATATTAATTGACCTAAGAGAAATATCCTGTATTTGGAACTTCGCCGCCTACATAGTTAGGAATACACGATTGTGTCGTACCGTCACAGAACTGACCTTCGGGGCATGGCTGTCCATCTTCATTTGGTGAACGGCATAGATAGTTGGTATTAGGGTCGGGGCGCCAATTTGGTAATTTAGAGGCGGAACCAATAGCGGGAACACCTGCTACACCTCCATCAGCGGAAGAAGGTCCATTAACATTAGCGATATCTTGAAATCCTTGCATCGCAAAATGTGTTACTTCAAGTCCTTCAATATAACGCACAATTATTGGTAGTAAAACAACGGATACTACAAGTAAGACAAACATCGCACCAATTCCCATTGATTTAGAGCGGGCCATTTTTCTAGCAAAAGCAAAGGTTTTATTCATTGACACATATGCGGATTATTGAGAAGGGGAATAAGGATACTTTGTCGCAGGTGTCATTGGCAAATTAGATAATGCTGGAAGCTTAGGAGGGATGTCTGATTTACAGTATCCATTCATACACCGTATGCGTTCTCCTGAACACGGTAGTAAATCAACTCCACAACGGATAGTGTCCACAAATCCTTCAGAAACCTTTGGCATTAATACTAAAAACAGTACCATTCCAACAATTAATATGACAAATAATGTGCCAGCTGATTGTTTAACTTTCATATTCATTTCTTATATTTATTAATATTTCTTCTGGACATTGATAGCTGGTCCCCTTAATTTAGTACTTTGTCGTGGATCAAACATATTAACATCGTCTTCTTCCTTAATACGTGACAACATCTCGGACTGTCGCCATAATTCTGGCGCGCCTAATTTAAAGTCACCATGTATATCCGCTTTGTACCAGAATATTGTATCCTCTAATTTATTACTCTGGGTATTGTTATTAACGACAAGACATTCGTAATTCTGCGTACATTGATCCATCATTTGACAGAAAAATTCAAATGATGGGAAAGCAGACCCGTAATTCGTAAAAAGTCGCTCACGATTGTTTTTATAGGGCTCTCTTAATATAAATACATAATCAACATTTGTACGAAGCGCTGGAGGAATACCTAGTGGAAACTGCATAGTAATAACGAAAAACACCTTTAACCAACGCCCATTCATAAATAAATAACGAATATTTTTATCATGAGTCCAGGATTCATCATACATACAATCATCAAGAATTAAGAATGCTCGAGGATCAATATTTGATTTAACTCCGCGTTCTAAGTCTTGTTGTATCTTGTTCATAACAAGCTTTTGACGTTTTACAAAGTTTAACAAAATTACAGGATTGTATTCACCGTGAATAAACATTGGTGGAACTATTTTTTTAAAGAATCCATTTGATTCCTCTGTACCTGAAATTACACAACCCATTGGTAAATCTTGATGATGAAATAACAGATCACGAACAAGAGTTGATTTTCCTGTGCGGCGGCGACCAATAAATACAACAACCGCATCTTGTGGAACAGATTTCATAACAAACTTCCGGAGACTGACATTTACTCCACCCTGTGCTGTCATTCTTGTATTCTAGTACAGACAAAAATAACTAGTGCGCTATACAAACACACTCATAACTCTTTCAAACAAGAAGATGAAAGCAGTTCTCCAGACCCTTCAGAATCAACCCTGTCGAGAAAGGGATATATCTGAGAATGAAATTAGTAATTTTTCCAATTGTTTACATTTACAACGTTATCATCCCGCCCTAGATATCTTCAAAATTCCTGAATCATCTCTTTCACATAAAAATATTGAGCTACCTTCCAAATATTATGTTGATTCATGGATTAAACCAGATGAATTACGTCCTAAAATATGGGATACTACACGGAGTAGCCTTGATAACATGGGTGTCTCTGAACCCTGTAAAACATTCGTAAAAACTGTTCACTTACTTAATCCAATTGATTTGATTAAAGAGAAATATATTGTTCCAGAGCATCCTTTACTTCCACAAAGTGAAAATACTTGGAAGAAAACTCTAACAAAACTACATAGTCATAATAATCAGGCATATGTTGATACAGTTGCTAATTTTGTACTTAGTCGTTTTAGAGAGCTTAATTTAACTCCACATTGTATTCTTTACTATGGTGCGACAACGGGAATAAGTAAATCATATCAGTTTAATATATCTCAGGAATATAATACTTATAGGCAATGTCGCTGGTTTTGGAAGGGTATGAAATCTCATAGTGCTCGTTTAACAGTTATTCGTGGAGATAAAGATATTGAAGAAATTCCTAATTTTGAAGAAATTTATAAGGGAATTACAACATGCCCTTTTGATAATGATGAGAATGATAATGAATGTGATATTCCTGAATTAGAACCAATTATTAGTAAAGAGTCTGATAATTCTGATATTGAATCAATTAAGTCGATTACATTTGATAATATTGAAGAAGAAGCTGAGAATGTTAAAGATATTTTTGAAATTAATAAGAAAATTATAAAACAAGTATCCTCAAAAAAATCTGAATCTGATTCTGGATCTGGATCTGAATCTGGATCTGAATCTGAATCTGAATCAAGATCCGATGCTATTACAAATGAAGATGATGAATATGAAACAGCATCAGATGAATCAGATGAATCTGTAGATCTTGATCTTGATATTTGTATTGAAATTCCAAATATGCCAGTTATTTTAATATATCAAGAAGCACAAGAGGGTGTAATGGACAGTCTTCTAGATGAAGATGAAATTGACGGACAAGAGCGTGGTTCTCAAGGTTGGGAAGCACGCTGGATTGCCTGGTTATTTCAAATAATTGCGGCACTTAGTTTTTTACAACAAACATTATGTTTTACACATAATGATCTTCATTCAAATAATATTGTTTGGAGAGCAACTGATATAAAGTTTTTATTTTATAAAGCAAAGGATGGAACTATTTGGAGAGTGCCGACATTTGGAAAGATCTTTAGTATAATAGATTTTGGCCGTGCTATTTTTAGATTAGGAAAACATCTTTGGGTATCTGATGATCATTGGCCCGATCAAGAAGCTGGTGATCAATATAATTTTGGTCCATTCTTTGATCATAGTAAACCAAAACACGCCCCAAATCCATCATTCGATTTATCTCGGCTAGCTATTAGTTTAATTGATGGCCTTTTTGATGAGAAGCCTGATAAAAAGAAGGGAAAGGGGGTTTCTATCATAAGTCAAGAGGGCAACTGGAAAGTCTTTGAGACAAAGTCGCCGCTATTTAATTTATTATGGAGCTGGACTGTTAATAAAGATGGTGAAACCGTTTATGAAGATAAAGATGGTAATGAAAAATATGAAGGATTTGATTTATATATCCGAATCGCACAAGATGTACATAACGCGGTTCCAAAAGATCAAGTTCATAAACCCGTTTTCCAACAATTTAAATGGAAACTAAAAGTTCCGCAAGATACAACCATTTATTCGATTGGTACCTAGATACTTATGATATGTGTAAAAATAAGTAAAACATTTTTGCTTATTTTTAAATTTTTAAATTATTAAATAAATATCATACAAAGAGGTATCTAGTTAGTGCCACAGCATTCAGTATTAGCTAGTGGCTCACAGGGGCAACCATTACTAACAGTTGTGCAACCACCGTCACCTTTTCTGTAAAATTTCATATTTCCATTCTTTACAGTGTTAATAATGGATTGGTCCCAGATACCTAACATGGGGGCATATCCAGTATTCGGTTGATTGGAGGTATTATTGGAATTCCAAGGAGAAATACGAGATATGAAGGAACCGGACTCGGCCTTAGCACGGCGGCGCTGTGTAATTAATGAACTATCATATATGGTAGTCGGCATTTTTCTATCTCCCAAAAAGA